AAGCATTCTGTTCATGTTGCCATTTACTAGATAGTTTCCTACAAGAGTATCACCCGAAATATCCTTATCATAATATATTCCTAACCCTACTTTAGTTTCGCTACCTAAACCTGCATATGCCCATGTCAAAGAAAATCCTATAAGTCGTGTATTTTTTCCGACAAATTTTTCCATTGCCGTATTATATTCTTCTAATGTCCAGTGTTCAATATAATCTAACACCATGGCAGTGTAACCATGGCGGCGTAATTCATTTGCCAACAAGTGAGGACCTAGCCCTCTAACTTTTGTATTTTCTACAGGATGGCTATTGATAAAGATTGCATCATATGTCATACATACTATTTAGTATTAAAACTTGATGCTTGAATAATCTTCCACTCGGCGGATATTAAATTCAGTTTTATCAAACAATGCAGTGTCATCATCTTGACCAGAGTCCGAAATAGTTTTCTGTGCTTCAGTATCCAAATCATACAGACGCATCTTGCTTCTATCTACACCGACCATAAAACGTTTGTTCTTTGTCGGATCTGAATATCTGTTCTTCAACTGTTTCACCATAATTTGACCTTGTTGTTCTAACTCCTCTGTGGAGATAAGAGCAAACATCAAGTCAGCCGTTGCAGGCAAACCAAAAGACTCAGATGTATCTGTCAGTTCTACATCACTATTTGCATAACCACTTCTTGTTGTTTGTGTAGCACTGACAATAGGCAAATCAAATTCAACTGCGAGTCCCCGCAACTCTTCGGCAATGCTCTTAATGATAGTATAGGAGTTAGCATTAGCATTTGCCCGGAAGCGGGAACTCGCACAAATGTTCAGATAATCAATGAAGATAATATCAGGAACAAATGTTCTCTTTAACTTCAACTCTGACAACAATGCTTTAAAGTGTCCAGCATGTGCCGAAGCTGTAGGATATTCTTTAATGACAAGACGACCTTCAATCTTGTTCTTAATTTTGTCAATACGTTGTGTAAACATAGACTTTGACAAGTCTTTCAAATCTTGAATAGCCACGTTCATCATGTTTGCATCAATACGTTCTGCAATACGTTCCTCTGCCATTTCAAGTGTAATATACAAAACATTTTTACCTTGTGCAATTGCACCAGCCGCCATATGACACATAAACAAAGACTTACCCACGCCTGTGCCTGCAAGTGCAATGTTCAATGTTTTATTAGATAACCCACCCTCAGTAATTTTGTTGAAGAAGTCCAAGTCGAAAGGCATTTTTTCTTCAAGCCGATGATAAAATTCATAGCGAGATTCTGCGTTTTCAATGTAATCGTGACCTACGTTACTGTCAAAGCCAACACCGAGAGCCTCAGATAAAATACTAGGCAATGCATCTTTACTTAGATTCTTTTCTGACCCATCAATAATCTGAATCGACTGCATGATTGCATTGTAAACAGCCTTGTCTTTGCAAAACTTTTCAGTTTCATCCTCAAGCCATTGTGCATCTGTATCTTTATCCGTACGCAAACTATTAATGACTGTTTCACATTTAACATATAAGTCCTCTGTGACAGTTCTATCTTCTTGCAAACTAATTAACAAGGCACTTTTGTTAGGGGGGCTGTTGTATTTTTCAACAAAGTCCTTAATAACAGTGAAAACTTTTCTGTCCTCGGAGTCTGAAAAATATTCTTCTTTTAGGAAAGGAATAACTTTCCTAACATAAGTTTCATCATTAATCAGATTCGATAATATTTGTGTCTCTATTCTCATTTAACCATTCACGTTTAATTTCTTCTATACAGGATTCACACAAATATGTGTCAACATCTCCACCAGTAAAACACATTGCGGCATCAGTTTCAAGTATTTCTGCCTCACAACGGTCACATAGACCCACTACATCAGCCATCAGTTTTTTTCTCTAATAAATGCTCTTGTAAATCTATGACCTTTTCATCCTCTATAATTTGGATGATTAATTCTGTCAGTTCTTTTTCCTTGCGTAGAAAAAACAATTTACTTTCTATCTTTTTTAATTCATCTTCATAATACTCAATTTCTTGTTCTTTACGAATTCTTTGATCGAGTATGTCTGTCAGAGAAATTATAATTTTTGAATTATCAGCCATCAGATATCTTTCCGATTAAGTGTGGACTTGGAAGGTTTTTCATCGGGGAAACTATTGCTTTTATAATAAAATACCATTAGGACATCCCTGGTAATATCCTCAGGGCAGTTCAAACCTTCTGCAAATCCATGAATAACTTTTGTAGGGTTGTCCCAGAAGATTAATCTATTGGGTTTGATATCTATATCAGCAAGGCATTCTGTAGAATTATTGTTCCAAAACTGTAAACTACCATTCCACTCTGGACGCCACTCCTCATTTAAATATAAGGCAATGTTCATATAATGTTCACATCGTATTTTTGCGTTCCATGTAAAATCTGTATGTAAGGTAATTGTTTTACCTCTTGGCATTTTAACAATACCGCCTCCCCAAACATAAGGGTCAGGCAACAAACCATCCTCGTGACAAAGTTTTTCCACCCACCGCATAAACTTACCTGAATTTAAATGATTAGTGACCGCCTCAGTTACTGGCATGTCATAAAACTTATTGTTCTCATATCTAAGAACCTCAGGTAAAGGATGCTTAATAAGTTGATCTCGTTCCCATGCTACAGGGTTGTCATTTTCTTTTAAAATTTCATCAAAAATGTACTGAGGTAAAAAATTATCCACTACCCAAATTTGACTACCAGCGTCAATGTATTCATAATCTAGTTCTTCTAAATTATTAAATACATTTGCAAGATCATTAAGCATCAGTATAGGCTTCCGCGATATCATCCTCGGAAACTTCATCCTGAATAATATCACCACTTGCAATTAGATAACGAGAGGTAATCCAGTCTGTAAATGTTTTGTCTGCAAGAATAGGAAGCCAAAAGTCTTTGCTATATGTATCTTTTGTGCGATACTTTTTGCCATCCTCACCATCAGTTTTAATTTGGAACCAGCCATTACTAGGCTTTACAACGTGACCAGATTCAAGTGCCATATCCAACAGCCCTGACCATTTGCTGATGCCGCCTTCCCAGGAAACTTCTACAGGAATCTTAGACTTCTCACGAACATACCGAGACTTTTCAACATTAATAATAAAATTGTAGCCTTTAATTTCAGTGCCTACTTTATCCTGTTGGCGTCCAATAATAAAGATGTTATCTGCAGAATAGTAAATACCTGTGCCGCCTGATACAACATCTTTAGGGAACAAACCAATCTCTTTGTAAGTATGGTTAACAACAACAGCAGGAATATCCTTGATTGTAAGGTGGGGTGTAATCATACGGAACAAGGACTTCATTTGTTTTGCTCTTGTCATATCTGCAACCGACTTACCTTCAAGTGCATCATCAACTTCTTTCTTGGAAGCTAAGTTACCTACTGAATCTACAACGACCATAACATGATCGCCTCTTTCAATGCCATTCAACTGTGACATCACATCATGTTTTAGTTGTTCAATATCAGTGATAGGTGTATGCACAACTCTATCAGTGTCAATACCGAAACTTGTAAAGTAACCTTGCGGCGCACCAAACTCTGAATCGTAAAACAATACGACAGCATCATCAAACTTATCTAAGTAAGACTTAGCAAGTAGCATTGCAAAGGCTGTTTTAAAGTGCTTTGACGGCCCTGCAAATACTGTCAGTCCAGGCGTAAGACCACCATCCAAACGACCTGACAATGCTACATTTAAAGCAGGGACAGATGTTTGAATTAAATCCTTTGTGCCGAAAAATTTGGATTTTGTAAGAACTGCCGATTCTTTAATCGTAGAGTTCTTTTTTAGTTTGTCAATTAAGCTCATAATTTACTCCTATACATTTTCTAGGATCGTGAATATCAAGAAGCATTTCTCTTACTTCCTCGTAAGGTCTTTGATATGATATTTGAAAAACAATCCTATCTTTATTTATGGCTTTGATGCCATGATACTTTTGTGTATTTAACAAAACTGGTTTACTATACTGACAGCTATAAATTGGCCTATGGCTGTAGGGACTTTCATAAAAATCTGTAGGTGCATTATCTCGTGTAATAGGAAAAGATACATTACATTCTCTTACATTAGGCACATCTTTATGCACTGCAACTTCTTCTCCATAAGGAACATACAAAAATTGTGCGCCATCACCTTTATATCTTTCCTTTATAGATTGAGCAGTCTCCTTTAAAAAATCAGGCCATTCCAAATCATCTTCAAACATCATTGCAGATACACGAATACCATATGCACCACCGTCATATGATATTTCACCTTTAGGCAGTCTTATCTCTGCGGCGGATTTTAATTGAACAAACTTTTTTTGTCTGTATAGTTGGTCGCCCCCTTGTGCCAAACAAAACATTTCATAATCTGTTGTCAGATTGGCAATATTTTCATAAAAATAATCTTCTAGCATGTGTAGGGTATCCGTTTAATTAAATCTTCATAGGACTCATCAAAAATACTTATTTTCAATATAATTCTTTCTTCATCGTCTGTATTTACACCATGTAATTTTGTTGTGTCAAGAACACATTGTTCATAAGTATATTCTGTATCCTCAACAATTACAGGTGCAGGGTCGTCTGTAAGAACAAAATTTATAGAGCAGGTTGTATTGTTATCAACGTGCATAGGCAAAACAGAGTTGGGCTCCTGCCAATAAAATCTTGAACTGCCATCAACATTAAAATCATCCATAATTTGTTGTATATAAGAATCACTATACTTTAAAATTAACCATGTGTCAAGACTTTTTTCATATCTTGGGTCAGAATATGGTTTGGCTTCTTCCTTTATGCTGTCCGCCAAAACTAGCAACCTATCACGGTTCAAAGGATAATTTAGTTTTGTCACCGGACTCACGAGAATAAATCCTCCAGTGTTGCAACGGGCCTGGTATTCCAACCAAGACCTTTTGCTATTGTGTTCAAGGGCTCAACAAAAGACTTTTCAAAAATAGTCTCATAGTCAACATATTTGTGTAAGTCAAATTCTACAGGAAGTTTGGAGTTAAAAGCAATTGTATTTTCACCCAATGTGTTAGGCTCTTTCAAATACAAAAATTTAATTTTGTCACCATCCTGCACATGTTCATACTTATGCCCGACTTTGTTCTTGTCCAACATATAATTATATAGTAGAGCACCTCGAACATGTATAGGCGTTCCCTTTTCATAGATATGAGAAGTCGATGTATATTTTTGCAAGTTATTACATCCTCGAGGAAATGCAATCTTCTCAACCTCCATTTGTCTAAACTCCTGCCAGTTAGATTCTACAAAGTCCTGTAAAGCCTGTTCATCAGATGTTAAACATAATCTTACAGCACTACGCAAACTTTCCCGCACAGGCGCAGGCGTAGATGATCTGACAATCTCGAGTCCCATAACTTTTAGTTTAGGATCTTGATACCTTACACCTTCATTGTCATACACATTCAAAGCATAACGCTTCTTGGCGACCCATATGCCTTTATCAGCAATAGCCTCACGTTTAAAGTATATCTTTTTATCAAAGGCATTTGTATATTCTGCAAGTGACTCCATTGCCTTATTGATTACAGGCTCAATTTTATCCTCGCCTATTTTGTCAAGCGAACCAATAATTGTGTTATAATCTTTATCAGCAAAAAACTTTTGCACAAGTTTGTTCATGGTGATATAACAGGAGTCTGTGTCTGAGTAAAAGGAATACATCTCTCCTTCAGTGTCACATACTTTGTTTAGATAGTCGTCAAGGGCCTTGGCAGTCTGTCTAATAATAAACTGACCTGTCATAGTAATACCCTCAGCGATGCGGTCATCATAGTATCTAAAATACTCATTACCCAACGCACCAAACAAACTGTTCAACTGAATCTTACGAGCCATCTGAAAGTTGTTGAACTTTGCAATATTATTAAGATGTTTTTTGTCCTTTGTTTTTTCATAATCATTTTGTGCTTGAATCATAAGTTTTTTGTACCGTTGTCTATCATCAAAAAACTTCTGCACAATCTCAGGAAACAATCCTTGTTTGTCACGGCTGAACCTTGCACCATTAGCTGTCACTGCATACTGGTCATCCATTTTATCTCGGCGTTCCAACATACCCTCAACAGTGCAGTCAACCATACCAGGCAATATCATTTCAGGGGACATGTTGTATTGCATAATGATTGACGGATACAGAGACGTAGCATCAAATGACATAACCCAATCATACTTACCAGGCTTAGGTTCCTGCACAAAGGCACCTTCAATACGTCTGCCCTCGGCACTTTTACGTTGAGGAATCATAATGCCTTTGTCCAGCAAGTGATTATACAACAAACAGTCCCATGTTCTAACCGAGGAGAAAATATCCTTAAAGTTTGCCTTGGCATCATATGTCATTGTAGCAATGAGCTCAATG